ACTTTAAGATTTATTCGACTGAGAGATTGATTCTCAAGAAGATGGAACTTGAAAGCAAACAAATGTGGAAAGACTTGTGGAGCTATTACCAAGGTCACATGGACTATGAGGATCTAACAGAACGAGGTTGGGATCAAATTAACACTATTATCCTAAAAGCAGACCTCAACATTCACATTGATTCTAACAAGGATTGGATCAACAACAATCTTAAGTTAGCTTATCAAAGAGAGAAGGTAGACTTCTTAGAGGCAATTATTAAATCACTCAACAATAGAGGATTCAATATCAATGCCGCAATATCATGGGAAAAATTTAAGGTAGGAATTTAATGAACGTAAGGTTAGTAAGCTGGTCTCAAACGCCAGTTGAAGAGCAAGACCTATCTGCACTTGATCTGGTTGCTTTCTGTGCAAGAGTAAGTAACCCTGAGAACCAGATGAATACACAGACTAGTGAAAGGCTAGTCAAATACTTAATTAAACATCAGCATTGGTCTCCTTTGGAGATGGTCAGTGCATGTATAGAAGTAGAAACGACACGTGACATTGCACGTCAGTTTCTTAGACATAGATCATTCTCATTCCAGGAGTTCAGTCAACGATATGCTGATCCAACAATGGACTTGGAGTTTACGACTCGTGAGGCTAGGATGCAAGATCCAAAGAACAGACAGAACAGTATCAAATCAGACAATGATGGTCTACATATCGAATGGCACAGACGACAGAGGAAAGTCATTGAAGCAGCAAGCAATGCTTATGAGTGGGCTATCAATAATGGTATTGCAAAGGAACAAGCAAGAGCAGTACTACCAGAAGGCAACACAATGAGTCGTCTTTATGTCAATGGAACTTTGAGATCATGGATCCATTACATTCAATTACGAAGTGCTAATGGCACTCAGCTAGAGCATATGCAACTAGCGCAAGAGTGTGCAAAAGCTATTTCTAAAATATTCCCTATTGATGAATATGGAAACATTAATAGTTAGTAAAGTAAACGAAGTCTATATGTCAGTAGACTGTGATGGAGGGTCTTGTTGGGAACTTCAAGACTACTTTACGTTTACAGTGCCAGGTATGCAATTCATGCCACAGGTTAGAAATAAAATGTGGGATGGAAAAATAAGATTATTCAATCCATCAACCAAACGAATTTACTCAGGGTTGTTACCTCATGTGCAAAGATTTGCATCCGAGAGAGGATATAATATAGTAATCGATCCTGCATACAATGATCAAGAATTTAGCTTAGCAGAAGCTAAAGAATTCGTTTCAACAATTGGTTTACCATTTGCGCCTCGTGATTATCAGTTGGACGCATTTGCTCATGCAGTAAAGAAAAGGCGTGCCTTGCTGTTATCACCAACAGCAAGTGGTAAATCTCTTATCATTTATATGTTATCAAAGTACTTAAACCAAAAGACTTTGATTATTGTACCGACAATATCATTAGTACAACAGATGGCTGGCGACTTTAAGTCATACGGTTATAATGAATCAATGCATTGTATAACAGCTGGTGTTGAAAAAGAAACAAATGATTTAGTAACTATTAGTACATGGCAGTCTATTCATAAGATGCCTCGAAAATGGTTTGAGCAGTTTGATGTTGTAATAGGCGATGAGGCCCACTTATTTAAAAGCAAGTCTCTAACAAGTATTATGACAAAAACAATCAACACCAAATATAAGTTTGGGTTTACAGGAACATTAGATGGAACACAAACACATAAGTTAGTACTAGAAGGTTTGTTTGGTGCAGTAGAAAAAGTAACAACAACTGATGAACTGATAAAGAAAGGAACCCTTGCTCAATTTAAAATTAAATGTTTAGAGTTACAGTATCCAGAAGAAGTTAAACGTACTCATGCCAATGATAAATACCAAGACGAAGTAGACTTTCTAGTTCGTAACGAAGCACGTAATCGCTTCCTTAGAAATTTAGCTTTGAGTTTAAACGGCAATACCCTCTTACTGTATCAGTTTGTTGACAAACATGGTAAGCCGCTATACAACGAAATTAAGAAAAAGATTAAAGACTCTGTAGACAAAGATAGAAAAGTGTTTTTTGTCTCAGGCGAAGTCGACGGTCAAGCTAGAGAAGATATAAGAGGCATTGTAGAAAATGAAGACAATGCAATCATTGTGGCGAGCTTTGGTACTTTTAGTACTGGTGTTAACATTAAACGCCTGCACAATATTATATTCAGCTCTCCGAGTAAGTCCAGGATTAGAGTATTGCAATCTATTGGTAGAGGACTTCGAAGAGGTGACAATAAACAACAAGCCACTTTGTTTGACATTGCGGATAACCTACAATGGAAATCTAAACGAAACTTCACGTTAGAACATTTTGCGGAACGTATTAAAATGTATAACGAAGAAAAGTTTGATTACAAAATATACAAAGTGGATCTGAAAAAATGACAATAGCGTGTATCAAATTAATTAGCGGTGAAGAATTGATAGCTGAAGTACAACAAGGATCCAATCCCTTAGATATCATTGTTCATAATCCTGTCGTAGTTCACAAACAACAGACAGCAATGGGTCCAATGATGACAGTATCACATTGGCTAATGTTCACAAAAGAGAACAAAGCCACTATTAATCGCAAGAACATCGTTGCCTTAGAAGTTGATTTAGAGGAGAATGCTATACAACACTACATGAAGTTTATCAATAACAAAGGGGAATTGAACCACTTGGATAACCAAGAAAAGTTAGATGAGCTTTTACATAAACTAGATGAGTTAACAGGAGAAAATGTAATAGAAACTGATAATATGAATGAGCCAGAATCTAATACTACAATACACTAATGCCTAAGAAAAGATCCGAACATTACGTAGACAACAAAAAACTATATGCAGAGATGGTAGACTATCTGAATGCAGTAAAAGAAGCAGATGAGTCTGGCGACGACAAGCCAAGAATTCCAGAGTACATTGGGGAGTGCTTGCTTAAGATTTCAACCCGTCTATCAACAAAACCTAACTTCATTAACTACACGTACCGTGATGAAATGATAAGCGACGGTATTGAAAATTGCATAAACTACATACAAAACTTTAAACCAGATAAGTCGGACAATCCTTTTGCATACTTCACACAGATAATTTATTATGCTTTTTTAAGAAGAATTCAAAGAGAGAAAAAGCAGCTGTATATTAAACACAAGACATTAGAAAGAAGTCTAGTGTTAGATGAATTAGCATCACATAGTGATGCTGGGGCGCAGGGTGATCAAGGAGCATATGTTAATCTAGAAACTCCTTACATGGTTGACTTTGTAGAAAACTTTGAACGAAAAGAAGAAGAAAAGAAACAGGCTAGGAAGAAGAAGAAAGGCCTCGAGAATTTTGTAGATGACGAAACAACTGATAAATAAGCTACCTATTTTTGGGGAGTATGTATAATGCGTGTGGCGTTAATCACTGACATGCATTTTGGAGCAAGAAATGACTCTAAAAGAGTACACGACCACTTCCAAAAATTTTATGACAATGTATTCTTTCCTGAAATCAAGAAGCGTGGAATTGATACTGTTATTGATCTTGGGGACACTTTTGATCGTAGGAAGTATATTAGCTTTACCTCATTAAAAAGAGCAAAGGAAATGTTCTTTCAACCGTTGCATGATGCTGGAATTGATCTGCATGTTATTGTTGGCAACCATGATTCAGTTTATAAAAATACCTTAGAAGTTAATTCAATAGACTTGCTGCTAGAAGAGTATCCAAACATTACAACATATGTTAGACCTGAAGTGATAGAAATGGACAACACAGAAATAATGTTGGTTCCATGGGTGTGTGATGCAAATGAAGAAGAAACGTTTGTTATGGCAGATAAAACTACTGCACAAATACTACTAGGTCACCTAGAGTTAGCAGGGTACCAAATGTATAAAGGTGGATTTATTGATCACGGTATATCGGACAACTGGCTAAAGAAATTTGACCTAGTTTGCAGCGGACATTATCACCACAAGTCAACTAATGGCAATGTTAACTATCTTGGGTGTCCGTATGAGATGACTTGGAGTGACTACAACGATCAAAAAGGATTTCATATACTAGACACAGACTCAAGAACAATTGAATTTATACCTAATCCTCATACAATGTTTCATAAAGTGTGGTATGATGATACTGGATTAGATATGCACGGTCTGTTAAAACAGACAGAACAGTTTGAGAATTACAAAGGCAAAGTAGTTAAGGTTATTATTAAGAATAAAGACAATCCTACATTATTTGATTTGTACATAGAAAAATTAGAAGGATCCGATCCTTTGAACATTCAAGTGGTCCAAGACCACTTACACTTAGATGTTGAAGACGATGCAGACATCGTTGATGAAGCAGAAGATACATTAACAATATTAGATAACTATGTTACTAATTTAGACATAAAGAATGACAGGGTTGATCTACAAAAACTTTTAAGAGAGTTATATCAAGAAGCATTGCAAGTAAGTTAAATTTATGATCATATTTGAAAAGGTTCGATGGAAGAATTTTCTATCGTATGGAAATAGTTGGTGTGAGTTAGACCTCAATAAACATAAAGATACATTAATCATTGGAGAGAACGGAGCTGGTAAGTCTACGTTCTTAGATGCATTGTCATATGCATTGTACATGAAGCCGTTTAGAAAAGTTAACAATCCTCAACTTGTTAATTCAATTAATAAGAAGCACCTAAAGGTAGAAGTTGAATTTAAGGTTGGAGGTAATCACTATAAAGTAGTGAGAGGCCACGCACCAAGACTATTTGAGGTCTATCAGAACGGCGATCTACTAAACCAAGATGCCCATACAAAAGACTATCAGAAAGTACTAGAACAAAGTATCCTAAAAATGAGCTACAAATCATTTACACAGATTGTAGTTTTAGGTAGTAGAAACTTCGTCCCTTTCATGCAATTGTCTGGAGCTGATAGAAGAACAGTGATTGAAGATTTACTTGACATTCAAATCTTTAGTACCATGGCTTCTTTGTTAAAAGACAAGCTAGCAGACAATAGATCACAGCTACAACAGGTAGATTATGATGTGAATCTGTTAGAAGAAAAAATTACAATTCAAAATCAATATCTTGAAGATATTGCTAAAGATAAGAAACAACAGCTAAATAAGATCAAGCTACAGATTAAAGAAAAACAAGATAAGGTATCTGAGTTACAATCAGAACTAGCTCTTGTTGAAGGTCATGCAAAAGAGTTGTTAGAGCAGTGTGCACCGTTAGAGTCTGTTTCTCAACGTGTGCAACAATTGATTGCACTTGAAGGACAAATTGAGTCCAAGATTACTAAACTGAAAAGGCAATTAAAGTTCTATGAAGACAACAGCGACTGTCCGACGTGCGGACAAGAAATTGATGACGAGTTCAAAAGACAAGTCACAGATGAGACTGACTCCTCTATCACGGAGACAGAAACAGGTCTTACGCAACTTGAGACACAAATCCAAACTCAGTCCGCTAGAATATCAGATCTTAAGAGAATACAGGATGAGGCTACGGAAGCAGAAAGAAATGCAGGCCGTCTTAAAGCAGAAATCTCATCCATCAATTCGGTTATTGAGGGTATGGAGAAGGAAGTTGAAGAGAGCACTTCGGAGAACAACAATTCAGACCATGCAGCTACTAAGGTTCAAGAACTCACGGACGAGTTAGAAATAACTCAAAAGAGAAAAGTTGCACTAAGACAACAACAGACTGTTTTTAATACTGCTCAAGTGTTATTGAAAGACACAGGTATTAAATCAAAAATTATTAAACAATATGTTCCTGTGATGAACAAGCTAATTAACAAATACTTAGCTGCTATGGAATTCTTTGTTGACTTCCATTTGGATGAAGACTTCAAAGAAACAATTAGGTCACGTCATAGAGACGATTTTGCATACGCATCATTCTCTGAAGGAGAAAAGATGAGGATTGACCTATCGTTATTGTTTACATGGAGAGCCATTGCTAAGTTAAAGAACAGTGCATCTACTAATATACTGATCATGGATGAGATTTTTGATAGCAGTCTCGATGCATCAGGTACAGATGAGTTCTTAAAAATCATAAAAGAGTTGACTTCAGATACAAGTATCGTTATAATATCTCACAAGACAGACCAACTTCTCGATAAGTTTTCTAATGTAGTTAGATTCGAGAAGCATAAGAACTTCTCAAGGATTGCAGAATGACAGATAAAGAATTTAAGAAAAAGTATAATCTAGTTGAATCATCACATTCATTGCTGAGAACTAAACTAGAAAAGTTTGATTTCAACAATCCGCCTGTAGATCCAGTAGAGCTTGGAACAGATATGTTAGCTCATATGAGATACTATGGAGGGATAGGTTTATCAGCTAATCAATTAGGATTACCATATCGTGTATTCGTAATGGAAGGAGAGCCTGGTTTTGTTTGTTTCAATCCAGCGATTACTGCTTCTGCTGGTGAAGATATTTTGTTAGATGAAGGTTGTCTAACATTCCCTGGTTTCTATCTCAAGAAGAGAAGACCAGAAATGATAAGAGTTAGATTTATGGATCCATATGGCAACCCTTGTGTAAAGAAATTTAATGGTATGAGCGCTAGATGTTTTCAGCATGAGTTAGAACATCTTGAGGGTGGCAACTTTATGGAAGGCGTTAGCGATCTTGTACTACAAAGAGCTAAAGATAAACAAAGGAAACTTTTACGTCAATTGAGAAAGCGTACCAGGGACCTTAAGAAGGTAAAAAATAAATGAGACCAATAGCATATTCAGAAATATTTCATTCGATTCAAGGAGAGGGATACTATACCGGTGTGCCTAGTACATGGTTGAGGTTCTTCTTATGCAATCTACAATGCGATGGGTTTGGTCAAGATGACCCGACTAATCCAGATACATATGACCTACCATACCAATCAATTGAAGTAAAAGATATCACTAAGATAGAAGACTTGCCTGTATGGGAGAAGGGCTGTGACTCATCATACTCGTGGTCTAAGAAGTTTAAACACTTACAGCATAAACATACAGCAAGAGAGATTGGTGCCTTATTAACAGATGCTAATAAGAACGAGTATAATCCTGAAGGCATGTGGACACATCCGGTGTCAGGACAGACGACTCACTTATGTATTACTGGTGGCGAACCATTAATGAAGCATGCACAGAAAGCCTTTGTTGAGATATGGGGCGAGAAGTTTAGAGGTAATTTAGTAGGATGGAAGCCAATGGATGTAACATGGGAAACTAATGGTACACAAGAGCTTACAGATGACTTCTTTAACTATGTAGGCAATCCTGGTGTATTCACACCTCGTCCATTTATATCCTGCTCACCTAAACTATTTACAGTATCAGGTGAAGATCCAAAGAGAGCTATCAAACCAGACTTTGTAGCTAAGTACAATGACATGGTGAGAAGAAACAATAGGACACATACAGACATTCCACATGGACAGCTCAAGTTTGTACTAGGACCTAAGAAAGAACAATGGGAAGAATTAGATGATGTTATTAGCCAGTTTAGAGCAGCTGGCGTGGACTGGCCGGTGTGGATAATGCCTGTAGGTGCAACACTTGAAGGACAAGCATTGTGCGATGGTGATGTAGCTAAGATGGCACAGAGCCGAGGATACAATGTATCTGCTAGGGTTCACACATACCTTTATGGTAATGAGATAGGAGTATAAAATGTTTTCACCACTTATATTAATGGGCAAGTATGTAACAAAATTAGATGGTATTGATAACGATGCTATCAACGAGGTAGTCTTAGCAAGAAAAGATATGAAGCTAGATGATGCTATCGGTAATACGTTTCAAGAAGATAGCTTCTTTCCTACAGACAATCCTGCTTGCAAGACTTTGCTTGAAAAAGTAGATAAAGTAATTAAGAATAACGTTAACTCTTATTTTAAAACACAGCAACAATGGGCACATATATTATTTCCAAATGAATCAACAATGTATCATTCACATGCCAACCCAAGTAATCCACCTGGTGTCTCTTGGGTATACTATAGTAAAACAAGTCCTAAATGTGGAAATATTGTGTGGACTTTTGATGTGTGTTGTAAGAAAGTAATGATGGAGGAGCAGCCCGAAGTAGGAACACTGATTATATTTCCTGACTTCGTCCCTCACTTTACTAAGAAAAATGTTAGTGGTGATGTTAGAATATCTATCAGTGGAAATGCAATACCACCTGAAAGCGATTGGCCTCAAGCTGCAAAGGATCCGCAAAATGTTTTCAGTTATATAGGAGTTACAGAATAATAAGATCATGCCAGTGAAGTTTGGAAAATCAGCAAGAAAGTTTATAAAAGGTAGAGGAAAGACGTTTGAATTTACCCATAACTATATTAAACAGAAAACAGTGGACGAGCTGTTTGAAACAATAAACAAGACAGGGATAAACAAAAAGTTAAGAGTCAAGTGTATTCGTGAACTTGATCGAAGAAAAGTAAATTATGTTTGGAGCAAAAAGTAATGAAGAAGAGATTTTTGAGTGGCAAAACTTATACACACAGCACTGGCCACAGCTGTGCATTTAGACAATGGAGAGCAGATAGTCATTGTAATCTAATACATGGTTATGCTCTTCAATTTGAACTTATATTTGGATCAAAAGATTTAGATGAAAAGAATTGGGTAGTAGACTTTGGTGGTCTAAAAGAACTAAAAGAATGGTTAAAGCATATGTTTGATCATACTTACTTAGTTGCTAAAGATGATCCAGAGATGGATACTGTTTTACTTTTGGAAGACAGAAACCTTATTGATATGCGATTAGTTGATGCTGTTGGTTGTGAGAGATTTGCAGAGTTGACTTTTGATAAAGCATCTAGTATAATAGCAGACAAGTATGGAGATAGATGTTGGGTTGAAAGTGTTACAGTTAGAGAACACGAGTCTAACTCCGCAACATGTATCAATATGGAGAAACCAATAAATGCCTAATATAGATTATTCAAAGAAAATGCCAGATACGATCTTCACGTATGATGAAGACTTTTACACTGACGATTTACCAGATCCTCAAATTGATCCAGTCTTACCTGGAGCGAGAGTGCCTCTTAAGAAAGTTGGTATTGCGCCTGTAGATTTACCTGTAAGATTGAGAAGTCGTAGTGGTGGCGAAGATAAACTTCTCCAAGCAGAAGCTAGTCTATATTGTTCTTTGGATGATCCAATGGCTAAAGGTCTTAACCTATCAAGACTATATCTCATTATGCATGAGAAGATCAAAGATCAACTATCATTAGATGGTATGGAAGCAGCTATCAAAGAGCTAGCCGAAAAGCAAGGATCTAAGAATGCATATTGTAAACTTAGATTTAAATATCCTATGTACCAAGAAGCACTTAGATCAAAAGGGCTTAAAGGACATATTGCATACAAGACAGAATTAGAGGGTCAATATCGTGATGGAGATTATAGATGGTTTCTTACTATTGATTATGTGTATTCTAGTACTTGTCCTTGTTCTTTCGAGTTGGCGCACGACGCGCGCACGAAGAGACAAGCGGCTGCTAACGCACATAGTCAAAGATCAATTCTCAAAGTTAAAGTAGCATTCAATAGAAGCAACGATAATATTGTTTGGATTGAAGATTTAGTTGATCTGTGTAGAGAGTATATTCCTACAGAAGTACAGATTGTTGTTAAGAGAAGAGACGAGCAAGCGTTTGCAGAATTAAATGGTGCTAACTTATTGTTCTCAGAAGATGCTGTTAGAATTGTACACGAAGCATTGGACGGTTGGGTTGACAAAGGTAAGATTGATGACTTTAGTGTTGTTGCATCTCATGAAGAGTCATTGCATCCTTGGAATGCTATTGCTGTATCAGTTGGAGGATATGGAATACTATCATGATCCCTATTGATAAACCAGTATTAGTTTGCGCAAAGAATAAAAAGAGTCTAGTTGAAGTTGAAAGATATGAAGATGAAAACTATAATGAAATTACAGTAACGACTCTTTGGAGAAACGGGGAGTTTCAAATTACATGCGACAGCCTAAAGGAAGCTAGACTACTTCAAGATTACTTTAATTGTAAAGATGGTACAGAGATAAATCTGTATCAAGAATTTTCAGATGTAGAGATGCATGGTACCTTTGATGGTATTAGTGTAGATTTTGAAGGCGATTGTGAATTGCTAGAAGAAGCACAAGAGACTGATGATGACTTTTATTATTCTACATGGTTAGAAGAAAATGGTTATGAACATACAGATACTGAATATTACATTTATGGGCCAGTGGAGTACGTGTGATTGAATTGGATGTACAAGTAGGCGATACCATTATGGTAGGTAAGTTTAAAAACAAAAGAGTAACCGTGGAGTCAATCGAATACGATGAGTTTGGAATGCCTATCATTAACGGAAGTCCAGCATGTACATTCAGAATGGTTCCTAAACCGAGAAAAGATGATGAGAAATAATTTGACTACAGAGCAAAGTTTTATATGGGTGACATTTCAGAAAGAAGGCATCCACAAATATCCCGCCGCACTAGAAGACCCTAAGCTAGCAGATGTTAGTTTTCTAGGGTATCCGCACAGACACATATTCCATTTCAGAGTAGAACTGGAAGTGTTCCACGACGATAGAGATGTTGAGTTCATCCTATTCAAAAGAGAGTTAGAGTCTCTCTACAACGAAAACACATTGCAATTAGATTACAAATCATGCGAGATGATAGCTGAAGATTTAGCTAAATACATACAAGACAAGTATCCTGGCAGAGGTCTCGCTATAGAAGTTTCAGAAGACAACGAGAACGGGTGCAGGTTAATATGGAATTAGTATGCAAAAATTTTCCGATTTCTTGGAACAAGAACAACTTAAACCGAACACTATTGTATGTAGAGGAAACGCCTCAGGCAATCAATGGGAAGTGAAGTCCTGTGGCAAAAATGCTATGGGGTTTTTGAGACCAGGTACTAATCTAACTAACGATCAGATTGAAGACCTAAAAAATAAAAAGTGGGACGTCAGATATGCTGACGAGATAACACCTAAGAGCGATGGACCTACATCGTCAGGTAAAGCTGGAGTGCCACAGAAAGATTAATTATATCATGGAGAAATTATATTATGAGATTTTGTCATATTGCACCTAACAAACTGCTAGATAAAGTAATCACAACTAATCGTACAGCACACCTTACATTAGCACACATCATCGAAGAGGGCAATCAAGAATACATTGACTTCTATCTCGGTGAACAAAAAGAAGCAGAAACAATGGGGACACCGTTCCTCAACATTATGGACAATAGTGCATTTGAGTTGTACAAAGCTCAGTTGCCTATGTTTGATCCAGAAAAGCTAGTAGAGCTTGCAAAAAAAGTTAACGCTACTCATATTGTATTACCAGATCATCCAAGCATGCCTTCTATGGTAGGGATTGATGATGCTAAAAGATACGCGCCAGTGTTTAAAGAAAATGGCTTTGGTACTTTCTTTGTGCCTCAGAGTGACGTTGGTGACTTAGAAGATTTAATTACTTCATTTGCATGGGCAGCATCAAGTCCTCTTATTGATTATATTGGTATTAGTATTCTTGCTGTACCTAATGCATATAGATGTGAAGTAGGAAACAAACTACAAAGATTTAACTCTCGATGGAAATTCATGAATGAGCTCTATGATAGAAACCTGTTACAACTTGCTAAAGCAAATGGTAAGAAAATTCACTTCCTTGGAATGGTTGACGGTCCAAATGAAATTTCACTACTTCGTAATTTTAGTATTGACACTTGGGATTCTAGTGCTGGAGTTTGGGCTGGACTAAACGGAATTGAGTTTGATGGATCCCCAACAGGACTTTTCGAGGGTAAGTTTGAGAAGCACGTTGACTTTAACTTCGATACAGAAGATGATAACCTCATTGATTGTGCAAGACGTAACGTTGCATATATTGACAATCTAGTTGAAAGATTCAATGCAAGTGAAAAATTATGAAGTATAGATTTGACGAAGATAAGATACTAGCAGAAGTAGGTAAGTACATTGAATCTACTTATTCTGCTCATTATGTTAATGAGAAGGCTGGTACTAAGGACGAAGAAATCCAAACGATTGATGTTTGGAAACAGATGGGACAAGAGAAAGAAGCCTGTCATTCAAATATTATTAAGTACGCTATGAGGTATGGTAAGAAGGATGGTTATAATAAAAAAGACCTAATGAAGATCATTCATTATACTATTCTGTTGTGGCACTTTACACAGGAGAAAACAAAATGAGTATGAGGCATATACTGTCTAAATGGGTTTCTAGTGAGCCTCTTTTGACTAACGTACAAGAAGGAGACAGCCAACCTAATGCTGTCGACTTGAGAGTAGATAAGATATTCAGACTAGAAGATAAACAGTTTGAGATATCTGAAAACACAAAGAAGCATAGAGGATCTTGGGAAGTAGAAGCACATGATGGATATTTTTACTTAGAGCCAGGAACGTATGAAATCCTAATGGAGAATATTGTAAAGATTCCAGAAGGGTATGCAGGATGGGTGATCACTAGATCGACCCTTAACAGAAATGGTCTCTTCATTACTAGTGGTCTATACGATTCAGGCTACCATGGAGTAATGGCTGGTGCACTTCACGTCGAAGGTGGCCCAGCTAAGATTGAGAAAGGTACGAGAGTAGCACAGTTCTTAATGTTTGAAGCAGAGACACTATCAATGTATGATGGTGATTACGGACTCGGAAAGGAGCACGATAAGAAGTATGGAAATTAATATTAAAATAGAAGAGTTGCAAAAACGTTCGTTGTTTATTGCAACACCAATGTATGGTGGACAATGCGCAGGTATGTTCACTAAATCAAGTAATGACTTATCTGCACTTTGTATGCATTACAAAATTCCTGCTAAGTTTTACTATTTGTTCAATGAGAGTTTGATTACTCGTGCACGTAACTATTGCGTTGATGAGTTCTTAAGGTCTGACGCAACACACATGATCTTTATTGATAGTGACATAGCATTCAATCCTAATGATATTATTACTATGTTAGCAATGATGGATCATGAAGACCCTGAGTGTCCATATGACATCTTATGTGGTCCGTACCCTAAAAAGTGTATTTCATGGGAAAAGATTACTCATGCAGTTAACCAAGGTGTTGCTGATGATGATCCAGAGATCCTTTCTAAGTTTGTTGGAGATTATGTATTTAATCCTGCAGAAGGTGGAAATGAGATTAAAATTAGTGAACCTGCTGAAGTGTTAGAAGGTGGTACTGGTTTCATGATGTTCAAGAAGTCTACATTGCAAAAGTTTGCAGATGCGTATCCTAATATGCTCTACAAGCCTGATCATGTAAGAACTCAACACTTTGATGGATCAAGAGAGATTACAGCATTCTTTGATGCAGTAATTGATGATAAGCAACTTAATGTTACTAATGAACTGGAAGCATTTTACAAAGAGAATGCAGAAGCTACGCCTGAGCAGGTTATA